TTTTTACAATTAAATATATTTTTTAAATCTAAATAGTTTTTGTATCTTTAATATACGCTTTTTGAGTTGCAACTGTGTGCCCCATCTCACTTGCTACCTTTTCCATCTTTTTCACTTCACCACCAAATTCTTTCGTAATGAAGATGTGGCGGAGCATACTACTACTTACTTTTTTAGGGTGAAAGACTTTATTTAATATTCTTGTTATGCAATTATCGGCGGTAAATTCAGTACCATCATAATATACTAAAAATGGTATATCAACTTTTTTAGGCATCTTTTTTCCCTTTAATAATGGGTGATGTTTTAAATATAATTCTATTACTGCCTGTAATTCATCATTAATATCCATTACTTTTTGTCCTTCAGATTTTGCAGTCTTATAAACATTAAATATGAATTTTTTATTATCATAATCAAGATAATTTTTATCTACTTCATTTTTGTAAGACCTAATTATATTCATTAAACTATAATCTTTATTACGTCTAGGACTATTGAAAATATACAACGATAATACCATCAATGATAATAATAAATTATATTTTGCTTCACTAATTACTTTATCATCTATAAATTTATCTACTAATAATCTTAATGTTTTATATTTTTCCATAACTTCAGACCATTCTAACCAATTTTCAGATTGTTGATGACTCATCTCGTTTGTTGGGGTCTCTTTAATTTCTGTGTTAATTTTCATCATTTCATCGTGGTATTTTTTATATAGTTTTAACATTTTTTTATTTTCTAATTGTGTTGATAAAACTGAAACAATAGAAATAAGATAACCTCTTTTAGTATTTGGTTTATATTTCTCTAATTTTTTAAGAATTTCTTCAACATTTTCTAAAAATTTTAAATTTTTGATTGGTAAATCATCATTTAATTTGTCTAAATTTCGGAGATAGAGTTTGATAGAAGAATCACTCAAACTTTTGTTTTTTAATAGTAAAGATAATTGATCTTTCATATTGATATATATAATTAATTTAGATAATTATTTTTAATAATCTAAATTAAATCTAGAATATTATTCTACATCTTTTAATAAAAATATTTCACGCTCACCAACTCCAACCATCGGATATGTTTTAAATATTGTCGTTGCTCTTGTTTCCATATTCTTTAACTTTTTGATTTGTGCTTTATCTAGACCTAAATATTCAGTTAATAAATATTTTATACCACGACCAGCACCACTTTTCATAAATAAAGTTATAGAATGACATTCATTTAATATTCTTCTTGTATCTTTACCGTTAGTTGCTAAATGATTTGTTAATACTACGCTGATATTATGATGACGACCAGTTTCAAGCATTAAATTCATTAAACTATAAACTGCATCTCTTATTTTTTTATCTTTTATAACGTCAGTATCATCAAAGATTACTAAACTATCTTTAAAATCCGTTAATTTGGGTGGATCTCTGGCGAATTCTTCATTTAAATTAATACGACCAACTTTATATTTATCTAAACTTTTGTCATCATCAACAGCACTAAATAAATACATTTGATTTTTAGGGAATTTCTTTTTGTATTCTTTTAAAAAGTTGCCTGTATAATAACTTTTACCGCTACCACTTTGACCTGTAATATATTGAACTATGTAATCATTTACGCTTTCAGTTGGTATTGCTTGCAAATTACTATCACTAGGAAGTTTTACTTTTTGAAAATGTTTAATTGTATCATCTTTATCATCAGAACTTAAATAAACTATTTTTCCATCTAATTTACCACCATTAATTTTTACTAATGGGCGACCTTGCTTACTAAAATTAAAGGACATTATATACTATATAATTACAATAGATTTTTTTTATTAAATATTTATAATTTTGTTGGTTGAATTCCCGTTTTTTCTATTATACGACCAACAACATCAATTTCAGTTTTTAATTTATTAATGTTTATACCATTTTCAATGAAATATTCTTTTGCTTTTTCATTAAATATTTTGTCTGTTTTCTCAATTACATCATTTATTTTTGTGATATCTGGTTCAATACCAATATCTTTTAAATTTATTAATATTTTAGACCTTGTGTCAGCATCTCTATATCCCGATTCAACTAATAATTTAATTGTTTTTAAATTAGATGATAATGCATATAATTTACCATAATCACTATTAAAAAATTTGGATAGTTTAATTAATGATTGTTTTTGGCGTAAATATCTGAAAATATTAAATATTCTTTTTAGTGCTTTAAAATATCTTCCTTCTTTTCTGTATTGTCTAGCATCATTATTCATTCTTGTTAATAAAATATGAAATATATCTTCCCTTGATAATTCAGTATTAAAAAAGTAATTGATACTTACATCTTTAAAAATATTACCGAATCTAACAACATAATCAATTTTAATAAATTCTGTACCTTTATTGAATTGTTTAATAAATTCGTCTTTGGGTATGTTTTCGTTATCAAAAAACTTCTTTTTATCGTTGTCTGTCTTACCTTGAATTTTTAATTCTATAAAATAAACATTAGGCATTTTATTTGTTTTATTAATTATTTTCATAAATGTATTATAAACTCTTTCAGGGTCTTTATCTTTAACGTTTGTTATGATATCATAATCTGATGGATATTTTTGACCTTTTAGTGATGCAGTACCAATGACTTTAATATATTCATTAGGATATTTAACCGCTTTTAATAAGGGAACTATTTGTATATCTGGTTTTTCCTTTTCACAACCTACTTCCATTTATCTATAATATATTTTAGAAATAAATTATATTATATATTTTCAAATTATTCCTTTAGCATTTAAGTCATTAACAAAATTATCAATTTCATCACTTAATCGTTCCATTTTTGCCCTAGCACTTCTGAATCTAGGACTATTTGGATTTCTTACACTTTCAAAATAATCACTCATTGCACTACCATATTTTACATACATTTCGCCGAATGTATCAGCAAGTTCTCTTCTTTGTTCTGGTGTTAATGCTGGTGAATTATCAATTCTATCAAAAATAGCGGTAAATCTTTGTTTTTGTTGTTGATATATTTGGTCTTGTGGTGCTATTACATTATATCCTTGTTGTCTGCTTTTTACTAAATTTTCAGATATTGGAACTGGTGATCTATCTTTAGACCTATAACGATTTAATAATTCAGCAAAATCATCTTTATCAATTGAATCTCCACTACTTGCAATTAGTCCGACTGTTTCCATATATGGTAATAAGTCTTGAAATTGTTGTTCTATATATTCACGGTCTTGTGTAGATAATTCATTTTGTCTGGCGTATGCTTGTATATAAGCGACGATTTGATTATATTGTTGGACTAAATCACCGAAATAATCCGCATTTAAACCTTCATTATATGTATCAATTGTATCTTCTAATTCTAATCTAAATTTATTAAATAATAATGATAAATTATATTTGGTTCTTGCTTCTAATGGTACTCTTGGTCTGATACCACTTGGAGACATTTGTTGAACTTTTACTTGTGTTCTCATAACACGTTTTTGAACGTTCATATCTTCATCTAAAACTTCTCTCAATTGTTTCTTTCTTATATCCATTATATATAATAGATTTAGATAATAAATTTTATAAATTATTATCTAAATTATTGTTTTTAGAAAACGGAAATATAGGTTTTCCCCTAATTTATCAATGATTAAAATAATTTCCCTACTTTTGCGTTCAAGTTATTGGTTAATATAAATTATGTGCTTTTACATATTTAGAAGCATCAATCATTGATAATCCCATATCTTTCATTACACCTTTCACAACTTCCGCTCTTGCACTTTTTCCTTTCCCTTTTCCAGTCATACACATTTCTAACGCTTTTTTTTCTGCTTTCTTTGCTTTACTTAATTTGGGTCTGCCTCCTTTGTTTAATTTCGCTCCTGCACTACGTCCAAGTCCTCTAATGGCATTTTGTGCTTTTTCTCTTAATTTTCTAATTAATTCTTCTTTAACTGCAGGTAATACTGGTTTTACAATTTCATTATATACAGGTTTTCCAACCTTTTCATATGCATATTCAAACGGCATTTTAAAACCTTTATAGAAATCTTCAGCAAGACCAGAACCACTTTTTTTATTTACACACATTTCTAACGCTTTCTTTTCTGCTTTCTTTGCCTTACTTAATTTAGGTCTGCCTCCTTTATTTAATTTAGAACCTGCACTGCGACCCATTCCACACATTCCACAATTTCCAGACATTCCACAATTTCCACACATTCCACAACGACCAGAACCAGATTTTAAATTAAGACCAAAATCAGGTCTATCAACATTTACTCCAGCACCTGCAAGTTTTTTTCCAACATTAATAACTTCATTTAATACTTTTCCTTCAGGTCCAAGATAAGGTAAAACAGGTTGCATTAATCCTAATGTTCCAAAAAATCCCTTTTTAAAACCATCACCAAAATCTTCTAAAAATCCTGCTCCTGCTCTTCCTCCACCATATTGTGCTTGAAGTTGTGCGACAGGAGTTAAATTAGAAGATGGTCTTCTTACATCATAAATTTGGTGTCTGATTGCACTTTGATAAGGAGTTAAAGATTGAACTACAGGGAGAACAGTACCAGCACCATTATAACGTTGCATTAATCTTCTAGATAATCCAGCACTATTATATCCTACAATATCAGTATTTTGTCTTTGTAAAGTGTCATTTGGTTCAGATACGACAGGAACTTGACCTCTTCCAAGCATTCCATATGCATTTGTTCCATATGCTCCAGATGGCATTTGTGATCCTGATAAATAAGTTCCTTTAGGATATCCAATTAAAGCGGGATTACCTAATCTAGCACCACCTTTTTTATAGTTTGCTTCACCACCACACATTCCACGACCCGCCAAATCCGAATTAATATAATTCATATCAATTGTTCTGAGACGTCTTGCGATATCCCTGTTATATTCGTTATCATAAGGCATTTATATATATATTATACATAGATAAAATATTTTGATAATTAAAAATATTCATTTTTAGTTATTAAAGTATAATTAAACAATTATTTGATAAATTTCATTTCTATATCATTTATTTAAGATATTTAGATAATCCACTACTCATTGGTTGTTGCATACCTCCACTTCTTCCCATTCCTGCAAGACCTATTTTAGATCTTTGATGTTTGCGACCAATAGCACCTAACATTCTATCATTCATTCCAGAACCAGCAAGTCCAACTGCTTCAGATGAAGTTAAATCAGGTTGTCCTTGCATACTTGCATCTAATACATCGTTTTTATTTAACAAAGCAGTAAAAGTAGATGAACTACCTTTTTCCGTTACAAAGATACCTTCATTTTGGACGTATATGGTTAAAGAGGGTGTGATAGTTTGAGCGGTTTGATTTGTGTAATTGACGACAACGCTTAAATTAAAGTTCCCGATGCTACCACAACTATAGAAATCTTCAACTAATTGCACGTGTTTTGCCATCGAGAGCATTACTAAACTTCCTGACATTGGTATATTAGCATTAGTCCAAGTAGTTGCATTTGTTAGGGCGACGTTAGATCTACCAGAAAATTCTAACCATCCTTGATTAGAACCAGATTCTTTAGAAAATTTAAAGAGATCATAAGGAACAGCGGTAGAAAGAATGCCCGCTCCGTTATTCCATTGGAGACTAATACTATTTACTTGACACCAAAAATCAGCAATATATGAACTTGCATTTAGTGGATTTACTAAATCGGCATAACGAGGAGCAACACCAAGAACAATTCTTGAAGGGACTTGATTTAATTGGATAGAATTAGATGTAATAGATGTAGAAGCACCAGCAAGAACAGGGAGATTGGGTGCAGTTCTAAAAGATAAATATTCAGAATAAGGAACTACATTTCTTGAAGGCATTAATGATGAAGGATGAGGAGTATAAAATTTAAATAAAAGTTGAGAATTAGAGAATGCATTGGGAGGGAGTGATACATTCATAGTAGCGGAAGAAATAGAACCTAATCTAATGCAACGAGATACATCACTAGCGATTTGCATTGTAAAGTTGAGATTTTGAACCCCATATAACGCTTGGTTATTACTTTCAGGTTGTCCCCAGATGAAGGGAGACATTAAGAGAGGTTCAGTGACAGTAATAGTTAATAATGCACTAGCACCAACAGTTGCAGTACCTAAAGTTTGAACGATACTATCTAAAGAAAATGCACCATTACCCATATAATCAGAATCAATACTGTAATTTTGAGCGTTGTTAGGACTTGCAAAACTTGGGAGTACAGTAATTGGAAAACGAGAACCCGCACTAGTATATACATCAGGTCTTGTTGGTGTAGATCCACCGTAATGTTGTAATCTTTTTACATCAATTTGACGTGCTAAAATAGGTAAAATATCAGTATAATTTTGAGATACGGTGTTATTGTTAATTTGAACGGAAAGAGATGTTAATAATCTTTGAAGGGGAAAACTTGCAAAAGCATCTGCTGAACCATAAGCAATAAGGGGATCAGTTGAAACGCCGACGGGTGCTTGTATAAGTAATTGGAAAGTGCATCTCCATAGCACTTCACGATTTATTAAAGTTTGTTCTGATGGTATCTGACAGGAAAAAGTATGGGTAGAATTACTGAATGATGTGGCAGTGAATTGAGTTGGTGTAATTTGTTGTGCTCCCTTGATAACTGCATACCCAATATCATCAGTAACATTTAGAACATCGTCTTTTACGAGAATCTTGTGAAAATCGGCACTCATAATATATATATATTAATTGGAGATAAAAATTTATAATAAATAATTATTTCTAAAATATTTATTATAATACAATCTATATATTTTATTGATTAGCATATTTTTTCATTCTAAACATTAATTTAATTGAAGCACTGCACCCCGTTTTTAGTAGAAATGGGTTTAGAATACCAAATCTATCTTTCCAAAAGCATTGAAGATTGATAGTTCCTAAAGGATTATTACCGACTAAATCAAATAAACGATATTCAGCAGTGGGGACATATTGCACTATAGGTCTTGTTTCGTTTCCTTTGATTAATTCTACTTGGTAATCAGTTAATATATTACTGTATGCACTTAATGTCGAACTTGCAACTTCTCTTCCACCATCACCATATATCACAGGATCACCTTCTAAAGATTGATTTACAGGTAGTAAATTAGATGTGAAAATAAATGACTTAACAGGATTCCATTCAGCGATAGTTGAAAATTCTTGATACATTTGTAGAGCATTATAGGTCGGTAAATTTAATACATTTGTATTATTATAATTTTGAACCCTTAATAGATATTGAGTACCAGAAACACTGGGAACAAATTTAGCATTAAAAGAATTAAATAATTGGTATAAGTTAGCATCAAAAAATATTTTAATTTGGATACCACTTTGTTCGTTATATCCTACATTATCAGCATTTAATATACAATAATTAGTAAATGGGTCAAATTCAATGAATGGAACATTTAAAGATGGTAATGTTACTAATGCACTTAAAAGTGAAACTGCTGTATTAAATGCTATATTTACTGTATCATTAATAAATTGTTGAATATTATAGACATAATAATATGGATTATTGTATTGACTGCTTGTAAAAGGTGGTGATGGTGCTGTCTGTGTTAAATCTTGTGGAAAAAATGTTAATGGCACTGTTACTGAAAATGTTGAATAACTTAATGTTAATTTATATATTAAAATATTCGGATTATTCTGTGTAATATCAACTTGTGGAATAAATAAAGGTAATGATGTGGTATCTACTTGAAAACGAACAATACTTAAATAATAATCTGAAGGATTTTGCAAGAATGTAGAAGAACGAATTTCATTAAATTGTAAGACTGGTGCAAGTGGTGTAGTATTAGTTGTATCATTATTAGTGACGTTCAAATCGTAATAGATATGGTCTGGTATTAAGTGGTCTTCATTTTTACGGTTGATAAGTATGAGTCCTGTATATGACATTATATATATAATAGATATAGATTATAATTTTAAAATTATATTAATTTAATAAAATTTCTTAGAAATTCTATTAAATCTCGGCGATTCTTACTAGATTCTTATTTTTAACCATCTAAAATATATTTTCTAGATGTTTAATATGATAATATTTCATAGATTCTTACATTTATTTATCTTAAAGATTCTTATATGATACTTTTTAGTATAAATAAATTTATTTTTAATATAAAGTATCAAGAAATACAATAGTAAGTATCTTTTTAGATGCTTAATGGTAAGAAACATCAGATTAAACATCTATTAAATATATAATAGATGTTAAATTGTAAGTATTTAGTAAGAATCTGGCATTATTTAATATAAATCAAATAAATTTATATTAAATATAAAACGGAAAAATAGGAAAATGGCAAATTATCAATGATTTAAATGTGAATCCCTATATTTGCGTCCAAGTTATAAATGGTTTTGTTGTTTTGATAATCGATAAAGTCTATTCGTTTCTTTTATTTTTTCTTTGTTATTTTCACGGTATAATCTGTCTTTTTCTTTTATTTTTTCTTTATTATTTTTACGATAATTTGTATTATATTCTTTTTGATATTCTTGGTTATTTTCACGGTATTCTTTTATTTTTTCTTGATTATTTTCATAATATTCTTTTGTATATTCTTTTATTTTTTCTTGATTGTTGTCACGATAATTTTTCTTATATTCTTTGTTACATTCTAATAATTCTTTTTTTGTTCTACCTTCAATTCTTTTATTCACACATTTATCTTTATTTTCTCGTATCAATTCACCTTCTCTTTTTAATAATTGTTCTCTATTTTCACATTTAAAATCTTCTAACAATTCGATATAAAAATCATCTAATTTAGATATATCATTGTATTTAGTATGTTTATGTTCGTATAGTCTTTTAAATAATTGTTGAGTAGTGCTACCGATATATATTTTATCAGTTGAAGGACTTCTTAAAGTGTATATCTTTCCACCGTGATATTTATTGGGTTTAATCTGTTCTGTCATATTATTACTATATATAATAATATCTGTTTAAATCGGTTTTATAAAACGGAAATATAGGATTTCGAATTATTATCAATGATTAAAAGTCAAAATCCTACTTCTGCGTCTAGGTTATAAATGGTTTTGTATCCCATTATAAATGAAAATTGGATGACTGGTATCATTTAATAGTTTATTATAATAAATATATCGTGCTATTACATCACCATTTTTAATATAACAATTTTTCACATCTTTAATATTTTTTTGGACTTGTAAATTTTCTATTAGCATACAATATTCTTGTTTTTTTCCTGAATTAGTTTCATCTAATATTTTATATCTATAATTTGATATTTCGTTGTCAATATCATTTCTAACAAAATTATTTATTTTTTCTCTTACTGTCTTTTCATCATCATAAATCCCAACAATAGATTTGCTGAATGTATCAAATAAAATATACAACTGCATATATATTATAGATTTAGATTTTATTTTTTAAAAATCTAAATCTATATATTTTTTAGATAAAATATATAGATTTTTTTTTGTAAAATATATATATATATGAAAGACGATACATACTATTTACATCAAACACCCGAAATTTTAGCACGTGATTTAATATCAAAATTAGATATTACCGATAATGATATTTTATATGAACCATTCAAAGGAGAAGGAGCATTTTTTAATAACTTTCCTGTTAATAATATAACTCATTACACTGAAATTGAGGAACAATTAGATTATAAAAATTTTAATGAAAATATTGATTGGGTTATTACAAATCCACCATTTAAATTAGATGGTGAAAATGGAAGAGTTAATTCTTTTTGGTATTTATTAAATTATTTTACTGATAAAGCACGTAAAGGAGTTGCATTTTTAGGAAATGATTATTGTCTTGCTACTTTGATGCCAAAACGACTAGAATTATTAAAATTAAAAGGATGGTATTTAAATAAAATAATTGTATGTTCTGTTAAAAAATGGAGAGGTCGTTATTTTTTTATGATATTTAAAAAAGAAAATTCTGGATTAATAGATTATTTACTTCCTAACTATTAATAAACATTTTTTCTGTATATACTATATGGAAACAAATAATAAATATATTGATTATGTATGGTTACATAAACGTATATGTGAATTAGAAAATCAAGTAGCACGATTATTAATAATTATAAAAGAAATACGACCATTATTAATAAAAGATCAATAATATTTAAATTATTTAATTATTATGCTATATTACCAATTACTATACTAGTTGAATTTATATGCTGTAAAGTTCCACCAGATGCGGATTTTTGCATTTGTATAGTGATTGTATGAGATCCTATTGATGCATTTATTTGACTCGCTATTATCACAACTTGACCGTTAAGATTATTATTATCTAAACTAATTGTCTGATTAATTCCAATAGGTGTCCCATCAAATAAAACTCTAACAACTGCATTTACTCCACCTGATGTATGAGTGTATGTATAATTAATTGTCGCCCATATATCAATGTCAAATGGTGCTGTTGTTACTATGGTATTCTGTAATAATGTGGCAAATCCTGTTCCAATTGTTGATATTGTTGATGATGATTGACGATTTGAAATTGGTAATGCATATGTTGAACCATTTATAGTTGTTAATTGTAAATTATTAACATTTGTAATATCATTATTATTAACATTTAAATTTGTTGTCATTGGATTAGTTACGCTACCACCAACTAATTGATTCACTAAATAATATAAGTTATTAATTCTTGTTGAAAGATTAAATGACATTCTATATATTAGTATTAGATTAAATTTTTAATAATTTGTCTATAGGAATATATATATATAAACTTTCAAATGTTTTTATATCTGGTCGTCCTGCACGCTTGAACGGTTTTCTTTCAAATGTATCAAATATTGCTTTATCATATTTGATATAATAGATTCCGTCTGTAAAATTAAATACAAATATTTGATTATCTGTAAAAATTTTATTTTGTGCTATCATTGTTGTGGGAT